TTTCACAACAAGATGCTTTGAAGAAATTTATTGAAGAAAAAAGACTTTTAATAGTTCCTTCGAAAGGTTTAGGAGAATCAACAAGAACTCAACCTAAACAGTTCAAGGTTGCGGACCCAACCGACCCAAAAGATTTCACTTTAGGTAATACTGTGAGATGTACAGACGAAGACAAGACAGTCCCTGTAGTTGGTGGCGACGTACAAGTTGAAGCTAAAGAAATTTTTACATATGGGGCCATGGCTTGTAGAAGAGCCTACATAAGTTCAATCAAAGACGACACAAGTACAAACGTTCCATCATCAACACCAACACCAAAGTATACAGACGTTTTTCAAGCAAACACCGTAACAACAACAGTTGATACAGAAGAAACCGTCAGAGAATGGAAACCAAGAGATAATATAACCAAAAGGGTTCTTAGGTCGCTACTTTCTGAGTGTGATTATTTTGAAACCATCAAACAGGAATCGCCTATGGTGTACGATAATTTGAGAGACAAACTCAAATTTTTCCAGCCTGCTTTTCACTCAATAACACCCGAAGGACTAAATTCAAGACTCACATTTTTACAACAATGTATGAGACCAGGTGATACAATCCCTACAATCAAAACGGTTAATGGGACTGAATCACTACAATATAACAACGCTGTGAACACAGCTTTCGGCGCACCACCCGTTCTCGTTCTCAGAATTGGCGATTTCTATAACACGAAAATAATTCCAGATTCACTTAATATAAGTTATGAAGATTTAGATATAAATCCTGAGGGTATTGGTGTACAACCAATGATTGCGACAATTCAAATGGGATTCAAGTTTGTTGGAGGTAGTGGACTAAAAGAGTCTGTGGACAAATTACAAAACGCCTTATCGTTCAACTATTATGCCAACACAGAAATTTATGATGATAGAGCTGATGTTACAGCTCAGGAAGACTTCTTGAAAGTATTGGATGCTGAGTTCTTGGCGATGGCTAATCCACCAGCTCCGCCAGCAGTTAACCAAGCAGAACCGAACAATGGTCAGAACAATAACCAAACCATTGGAACGATTATAAGTAAAGAAATTGTTTCAACTTTTGAGGTAGGTAAAATTTCTTATCAAAACTATATGGTCAATTTGGTTAATCAAACACAAACATATTTTCAAAACGTTGTTAACAAACAAAAAGAAGTTAATGCACAATACAATAATGCCATGAGACAACAGTGGATGTTAGAAAGAAATTACGCTGAAGGTGTTACACCCGTAAACTCAACAAGTAAGTTTGTGTTGTTTGGTAAGCCCAATAATGTTGAAAAAAGGGTAAACAATATCTTTGCGGAGTATGAGAAAAACATTGCAGCAGGTAATGATGAATTTATCAAATACGTTTCAGACGTTAATTGGGATTTTTCACAAAGATTGAAAGAAACTGTAAAAACAAACTATGCTAATTTTGTAAAAAACAAAAGAAGTAATTATCAGAACGCAATAACAAAAATCATTCAGGATATTACCAATATCGAGACTCAATACATTCAACAACTATCAAGAGCTAATATATTGACTTTTGAGGGGATGGCCAATAATGGTACAGATGGTTTCCAATCTAGTAATGGTAATGTTACTTTATATCGTACAATAGGTACTAACGAATTTGACCCTTCTTCTCAACCTGTGCCTGCTGATACATTTGTTGAATTAAGGAACGACTATAAAAAAATTCAAGATGATGTTATAACTTTCAATAATGTAATTTGGAAAAATCATAGTTTTGTAAACACACAGGACGGTAAAGAATATACTGGTGTTTTAGTTTTCAATCTTGGTGGTGGAAAAGCTCTAAATTCATATTTGGGTGAAAAGCCTGAAGAAATTGTTTTCAAACCTTTCTCTAAAAACAGATTGTTTGAAACTAATTTTACTTTCAGAAGACAATACATGATTGTTTCGGAGGACATATTAGATGATAAAAAATATCAAACATTCAAACAAGCAATCATCGGTAATATAATTGGTAATCAGGCAATTATCGGTGATAAGAAAACAAATATTGAAGAGGTTTTCGACGCTTACTGGTTAACAAAGGCAAAACCTCTATTTACAGAGGAGAATAATTTGACTAAATCTTTTATTGATAACTTAGAAAAGAACGATTTGAAAAATTTCATAAAATATACCCCGTTCCCATCAAAGAAAAGAGTGCTCTCATTCACATCTGAAAAACCAGCAGACACCGAAGGAGAAATAAAATCACAAGAGGCTATGGTTAAAAACTTAGCAGCACAGACAAATTCCAATACCGACCAATTGACGTGGAACATAAAGAACGATGGAGGTGCATATATTTCAAAAGCAAAACTTAACTAATGGCATACACATATTGGAATAGATATAGTCAATTTATAATCAATGGTGAACAAACTGTTGTGCCTTATGTTCAATTGCCTTCAAAACCAACAGATAAAACTTACATTTATAAAGTAGGTAGGAGTAGATTAGATAGAGTATCACAAGAGTATTACAACTCCCCAACTTTTGGTTGGTTGATACTTCAAGCAAACCCACAGTTTGTGGGTATGGAAAATAATATTTTCGATGGTGCTATTCTAATTGTCCCCTTCCCATTATTACCCTCCTTACAGGATTATAAGGCGGCGATAGAAAACCATTTCTTTTATTATGGCAGGTAACGTACAGGCGGATAACAGTGGGAACATTTATGTTGAGTTTGATTATAACAACATTATCGTAGTTGACCCTAACAAAACAATCGATTCTTTAGGAAAGATTCGTGAAAGGTTGGTTGACCACGAGAACCTTGTTATGTATGCAAACTTGGAAGCTGAATTACTTCCAAGAACAAAACTTGCTATTGGAGCTTCTCCTGAAGATAGGGTACGAATTGTTTCAATTGCCAAGATGGATTTCCTAAAACCAACTAAGGATTCATATTTGGGTACAGGTTATTATGATGAATTAACAGGGGACAATACAACTAAATTCAAGGGTGTAAATCAAATGATGAGTCAAACCGTTGTCCCAAAAGACGGTACTAAGCCTTACGTTGTTGAAAAACCATCTGACTTAACAAGTGTATTGGATAATGGATTACTTGGAATTACAAACATAAGTGTTGATACAAACCTATCTTTTGTACCATCTGTAAGAATTTCTTTGGAAGATGTTCAAGGAAGGGCTTTATTTCAGTTAGGTAACAACTCACCTTACGCAGCATTTTTTAATTTACCATACCCACCATTTTATTTGACTCTCAAAGGGTATTACGGTCAAGCCATAAGATACCAACTTAATTTGGAAAAATTCAACGCAAGGTTTAACACCTTCAGTGGAAACTACCAAATTGATTTGGATTTCAAAGGATATAAGTTTAACATCCTTAACGAAGTTGCAATGGGTCATCTTATTGCGACACCACACATGTATAGTCAACAGTTCAATGTTTCGGCACAACCTGTTGGACCACAACAAACAAATCGCGAACAACAGACCTCAGTTGCAACACAGGTGGGAGCTGCTAATCAGGTTAATGATGGTAGACAATCAGAAGGCACTGTACAAGTTACATCTGAAAGAGGTTATCAGAAGATAAAAGAAGTTTATAGTGAATATAAATCAAAGGGGTTGATACCTCCCGACTTTCCTGAATATACTTTAGTGCAATTCATTAATAAGTTAGACCTGTTCGAGCAAAACGTGGCCAATAAGTTTGCAAAGGCAGATGTGGACCCTTTGACTAATATTAGAGGATACAAACAAGTATTAACAAACTATTTCGGAACTTCTGCAAATAGAGGTGTTAGAGCGGGTGAAACTTCTTGGTTTTCAGATTATTTGAATCCCGCACCCATTATTCTAAATAATGGCGATAGGACTTACATGTATAAGGAGTTAAACCTTGAAACTAAACTTGCTGCCACGAACCAACTTGAGAGTATAATTAAACAGTATAATGAACTTTTGGCTAAGAACCCAACGTTGGGGGCTGGAGGGGCTGCACCGATACCAAATCCAATTAACATTAATACGGTCAAAATAAAAGCACCAAACGCGGATGCTGTGAATTGGACCGCAACTACTATTGCTCAAACTGGTATCTATAAACCAACCGAGCAAGACGTTAATAGGATAAAAGGAGAGTTCGAAAGGTTCACAAAGCCAATTTATAAAACAGAGATTGTAAACGGGAAAGAAACACTAGTTGATATAAGAGCACCATTTTTTGTTTTTGAAGGTGATGGAAGATTCGACAAACAGATTCAATTATTAGAGGCACAAGCCAACAAAAAACTTTCGCAGTTTGAAGACCAAATAACTAAGAAACTACTTGAAAAAATTGAAAGTGGAACTGAAGGTATTGGATTCAAACCTACTGTTAGAAACATTATGGCGGTTTTAATGGCATCTGCAGAAGCCTTTATTAGACTCTTAGATGATGTTCATAATAATGCATGGAATGTTAAGTATGACCCTGTAAGAAAAAAGGCGATACTCAACAATCCATCATCAGCATCAGGTTCAGATACCGTTGATGATTTGAAATTGACTCAAACCGCTATTGAACAGAGTACAGGATTGAAATATGCAGAAATCCCTGTATACCCTTGGCCACAATTCTTCATTGAGACACCCGAGGACAAAAAGGGTAGGTTCCAATTGAAGTATCCCGCAGACCCATCTGTTGTTGAGCTAACACAAGGATGGGATTATTCAAAGTGGCCTGAAGTAGAGTTTGTTGAGGAGTACATGAGAGGGATAACACAAAAGTTTAATCCACCATTGACTCCTGAACCATTAGACAATCAACAGGATACAAATATAATTAATATCAATGCAATAGAATTTCCATCTGAAGGTATTGCTTACGTAAACAAAGAGGAGATTAAATTTTTCTATGAAATTTGGGAAAGACAACTACTAACATCAAGGTATTCCAATTTTGTTAGGGCAAACGGAAATCAAGTTGACGAAATTATAAAGTTGAACACTGAAGCCGAAGCTAGCAATATTGTAACAAGTTTGGGTCTGAACGCTCCATACATCACAATGAAGCTGAAAAATTATGGTTTGAATTCTACCAATTACAGAGCTTTCTTGGAGAACATATCTAATGGTGGGACTGGTAGAGCATGGCAAGACTTCATAAGGGATTTCTTCGTAACACCATATATCAGAAATCTAACTGAAAATTCGTTCAGCATTTTGGACATCAATGAGTTTGGTAAGATACCACAACTTTTCACAAAGTCTGCAGCCCTTCAAAAGTTGGTAACAAATTCAACCAATGAGCCAAACATTACAGATACAATACCATTTACAGACTCAGTTTGGGTTACCGATAATATGGCGGATGGTAAAACCGCACAGGGTACTAATGTTTATAACACAAATAAAGTACTAACTGTTTTCGAACCAAGAAAAATTATATCGAACTTTAATGATGTATATAATTTTGATGAGAAAAGACCAGTAACTAACTTCTCATATAAAAACACAAACAACAATCCGTACCCTATTGTTTCGGCAACAAATTTGAACCAAACAGGATTAAATGATTTTTATAGAATAAGAATAGATTCTGGAAATTTCATTGCGACCGAGGGTGTTTATGTTCACTTTGCACCTTCATTTCAATTATTTGGAGTTACAAATCCTATCCCTTTCCAAACAACAACTTCAATTCTTAACACACCATTTATGGTAAACGCCATACAAAATGGGGTTCAGGATTTCAGAAATAAAGCAAAATATCCTTATGTACAAGCGGCATATTTGTTTTTGAATTCTTTACCATTGGCATCGCTGAAGGAGAAATATAAATCATTTAATAACAACACTTCATCTGATTTAGATTACATAGCATCTTGTTTAAAAAAGTTTGGTGCAATTCACAAGTTACCATACGCTTGGATTCTTAAAATGGGTTCGGTATATCACAGATATAAAGTATTCAAAGAAACAAACGTGGACATTCTAAACACCGCTTGGACAAACTTTGATTACGTAAAAAACTTTTCACCAATCCAAGGTACAACAACGCAAACATATAACGTAAAGATAGGTGGACAGACAAAACCAATTACCTTACAAAATGAAACTAATACCGATGTTAATATACAAGTTGGATTCTATCCTAAAGTTATAAATGATTTTTATACATTCCTCACGGGATATGAAGTATACAAAGATTATACGGATGCTGAAATTCAAAATACCATAAACGGAGGAATGAAAATTTTCAATTTTTCTGAATCCGATATCCAAACAATTCAACAGACAAAAAGATTGAGGTTATCTACTTGGTCAGTGCTTATTCCAAGTGTAGTGAAGAATGGAATTAAGTGTGACCCGAACGATAATACCTTAGCCACCGCTTACACAATTGTTCCTTCTTTTGGTTCAATAGTAAACCAAGCTAGTTTAGAATGTGTTGTTAATCAGAATACACCAACATCATTTACTAAAGTAAATTTATCGAACAACCCATCGATGTATAATGGTTCTGTTAGACTTTTTTGGGCGGCACCAAACTATGGTTATTTTGATAATCAGACATTGGTAAAACCGTCACCTGAAAGTTACATGAATAAAATTGATAGTAAAAAAAGTAATCAAACACCTTTTAAACTTTCAATGGTTGATGAGTATTCTAAAATTGAGGAGATATTTTCAGTGTTCGAAAAAAGGGTTTTGGACTCCTTTGAACAAGAGTTTTTGAATTTTTCAAAACCAATAACTGATGTAGATTTACCTGTAAGTACTCAAATTGGTGCATCATCTGTTGCTATTAACGCCGATTTTAAAAATTTTCAATCACTTTTCAAAAGTTTGTTGACGGTGGTTCCTAAACCATCAACAACAAACGACCAAGAATATTTCACAGGTATAATAAATGCTCAGTACCAAAATGTTCAAAATACATTGAGAGGATTTTTGGAATATGATATATTATTCAGATATGGTAATCCATCTAATTACAAGAGAAGAATCGTTGACTCGTATTTGTCTCACAATAGTGCACCTGTTATAACCGACCCAATAAAGTTTAAGCCATACGTAAAAGGGACACTTCCAAGCAGAGGTGGAACTATTTCTGTTTCTCAATCAAAGGTTCAAAACCCCGCCGCGTGGTTTGCACTTGAAACAGAGGTTGGATTTTCAACAATACCAAATGTGGTGTATTCTTCGACTGGTTCGTACATTACAGATTTCTTTATCGATAATGATATCGAGTTCACTGCCGATAATGTTGTACTCCTAAGTCAGATAATTAAAATGTATGCAACGTACAAACTTAAATTACCGAGTGCGGCGGTTGACCAATTCAAAAATCAAATTCAATATCTAATTAATGCTGAGGATTTATTACAGGGTAATTTCTTAAATGACTTATTGGCAAGACTTAACAAAGATTTACCAAGTCAGTATCAAGTTCCCCAAGGGACGGTTAATAGTGTAATTACAGGTGAACAAAGTAAGATAGAAAATTGGGAGATATTCAAAGCATTAAACGATAAGTGGATTGCAGGGGGTGACTTCAAGTCTAAGACATTGTTTGAAGATATTATGTTCTTGGACAGAGCTTCAAGGAATATCGGACAGACAGTACTAATAGACATATTTGACCTGAAGAGCATGTTAGGAAAAGATTCATTGAATAACGCTATGAGTGTTTTCACACTTATGAGTGGTATTCTAATCAAAAACAACTTCACGGTTATGAATCTTCCTGCTTACGTAAACTTCTACAATGTTCAGGATGTGGATGGAACAACAATACCAAAACCTGAAGGTACATTAGACTTCGCCAACAACTTATGGGGTACATTCCTTAATGTTGATTATAGGAACGCAACATCAAAGATGGTGTGTTTTTATGTTGGGAAGCCATCGCAATATTTGGACTTACCTAAAGGAAACTTCAGATTTAGAGATGATGGTTTCGAAATGAGGAGAGCATCAGAAAATCCGTTGATTGAGAATCAAGATGGTAAAAAAGATTGGTCTTTATCAAATAAATGTGTTGGATTCAATGTTGATATTGGTATAAGAAATCAAAACATATTTTATTCATTCCAAGTTGACCAAAGTGCTGGTGTTGCAACCTCAGAGTCTATTAACACCCAACTCAATATGGTTAATCAAGCCTCAGGTAGAAATGTTGCAACTCAAAACGTTTCATTATATAATCTTTATAAAAACAGAAGTTATAAATGTACTGTAGTTTGTTTGGGTAATGCTCTACTACAGCCGAGTATGTATTTTAATTTGAGACATGTTCCGATGTTTAATGGACCGTATATGATACAAAGTATACAACATACAATTCAGCCTGGTAATTTCCAAACATCATTCACTGGTATAAGACAGGGTATATACGACCTACCTTCTATAGATTCGTTCTTACAAAGTATGAATCAAAATCTATTAACGAAGATTGAGGAAATTTTAAAAATCAAAAAAGACCAACCACCAGCAATCAAAATTACGGAAGAACAAAAAGCAACTCAGACTGTTCAAAAAGCGGATAACACGCTTGATACACAAAATAGTTGTTCAACTAAAGTTGACCTTACTGCTTATCAAGGGTATTCAGTACAGGCAGGGGTACCAATTAATATAACCCCTGATGCTTTTGCTGCTAAACTTTTGGCAACATTACCAGGTCAATCGAATCAACTTCTCAGAACTTACATTTATTGTATATCATATGTAACAAGTTTTGTTAAGAGCTCAAACACAGGTGCGGGTAATTTTGTTTCTTATAATAATAACTTGGGACTATTATCACTTGAAAATAATTTCCAACCAAGAGCTAACAAATACTTCAAGAAAGAATTTTGTTGTGTTAATGTAAAGATTGGTACACAATCTCAATCGAAACCAATAGTATCTTTCGCAACCATTGAAGATTATATTAAATTTATGGTTGATAGTTTGAAAGAAAGAGTACCTCAAATAGAAAGACTAGGTTTGGATAAATTCTACGTTTGCCACTGGCCAAAAGAAAACGTGTCGGAATCTTATTTTGAGTCTAATTTTGGTGAATTTGAAACTGTAAGAAAGACCATGGAAGAGGCAATCCAATCATCAGTCAAAGTGAAATTGGTAACTGAAGCTACCGCAGATGCTGTTGACGCTTCGAATAACAGACAAGGTGGAAGTACGCCTGGTGTTACACCAACACCTACACCTCTAAACCCATTACCTGGCCAAGTATGTCCTCCTCCTTATATCAACTCATTTGCACCTGCGATTGGATTCACAGGAACTCAAATGGTTATAAATGGTAGAAACTTAGACACAACAACAAAGGTATTCTTCAAAGAGGGTAATTCACAATATGAAGTTGAACAAAGGTATATTACAATTATTGATGCTCAAACATTAAGAATTGTTGTACCTAAATTTGCTGATGGTACACAGGTTAAAACTACAAATCTTGCAGTACAAACAAGTTATGGTACCTTTACAACTGTTGGTACGTTTAAATATGACCCAGCGGTTCCTGCAAGTGCTGCATCATCCCCTGGTTCATTTGTTAATGGAGCATCAGGTACTCAAAATCAAAACATATCAAATACAAATCCAACGGTTCCAGCGTTGATTGAGACTCAAAGAACAACGTCACCAAATCAAACTACTGATTTAATTAGAGTGGACGTTGCTCCAAATGTTGGGGTGTGGACGATAAGTGCAACACAGACATTGACTTATTCTTATAAGAAAATAACAAGGGGTCCAAACAACACAGTAACAAAAACAGAAAAATATAAGGGGAGTCAGTCACTTACAGGATTTGTTTCAAATAACGGACAAACATTCCAGTTCACAAAAGCCGCGGCTGAAGTGGTTCTTAATGGAGCCATACCACAAATAGATAGAGTCAACGGTGAAGTAAACTGCCAAATACAGGTAACAGCAATACCTGCAGATAGAGTAAAAAATCCACAGAACCAAACACTTTCATTTAATTTCAATTACGTTTACCCGACACAAGTCACTAATAACACTACAGAACCTGGCTCTCTCGTAATTGTTCAAGAAACAAGTAGTGGTGAATTACCAAACTTCTCAGGTGATAACTACTACAATATTAAGAAAGGACCTGGCGGATACATTACTTTGAAATTTAGTTGTACGAACCTAATAGAAAAAGGAGCTTTTGCACTTACATCAATTCCAGACTTAGTTGACCAACAAATTAGAATTACAAATAATTCCGATACAAAGTATACAAATTTGATTGAAACAAATGCAATAGGTAGGTTCCAAGCAAGTGTAAGGTATAAATCAAGTGATTTAACAGTCACCTTCCCGAACACAAGTACACCCGTACCTGCTAATGCGGGTGCGACGAGTCCGATAATTACTTTATCTTAAACCAATATATTTATATAAAAAGAATTTTATGGATTTAAAATCAACATTGAACAACTACCTTGGTAAGTCTGTTAAATTTTCAGAAGAAGATTTAGGGGATGGTACCAAACAAGTTTGCGATTTGGAAACAGGTGACTGTTATGTGGTAAGAGAAAGAGATGGTCTTATTGAAAGAGCAGGTCATATGCAAACAGCAAACAGAAAAGTAAGAGTTGAAACCGCTAGAGGTATAAAACAATTACTAAACGACTAATAGATATGAGTTTGGATAAGAAAATATTAAGCGAGATTGAACGTTATAGACAAATAAATAAGTATATAACTGAGCAAGCAGTTCCGCCACCGCCTCCACCAGGAGCAGATGCGGGAGCTGTACCACCACCCCCACCACCAGCGGGAGGGGCAGTACCACCCCCACCAGGAGGTGCGGTACCAGGTGCTGAAGTCGCACCACCAACACCAATAGATGTTGAAAACGACCCTGATGTTGAAAAAATCGACGACGAGGGTAAATCAGAGGAAAAAGGTGGAGGAGAATCAGGTACAGAAGAACTTGATGTGACTCAACTTGTTGACTCACAAAAAAACATTGAAACTAAACAAGAAGAGTATTTCAATAACTTATTTGGACAACTCAACAACTTGGAGTCAAAATTAAAAGAGATGGATTCGCTTATGAATAAGTTGAACTCTCTTGAGATGAAAATTGAAAAATATAGAGATAAGACTCCACAGGAAAAACTTGAGTTGAGAACATACGATTCATATCCATTCAATCAAAAACTATCTGATTTTTTTGAAGATAAAAAAGATGAGATGGAAAAGACAGGAAAAAATGATTATGTTTTAACTGCGGACCAAGTTACTGATATTAATGTAAATGATATCAAAAACTCGTTCCAACCAGGAAAAATGGATAGTTACGACAACGAATTCAAAAGATAAAAAAGAAAGGGACTGAAAGGTCCCTTTTTAATTTGACTAATAGGGATTTCCCAATTATAATTAATAAACAATTAAAACACTTTAAAATGAGTAATGTATTAGATGCCGTATTGGCGCAGTATGAAAAAAACCAAATCGGGGGCGGGGCCCAATCCAAAATGTCGCAAGACGAAAGAATGAAAAAGTATTTCGCTTTAATCCTTGGGGATAAAGAGAAATCAGGTCAGAGAAGAGTTAGAATTCTTCCTACAACAGATGGTTCCTCACCATTCAAAGAGGCTTGGTATCATGAAATCCAAGTAGGTGGTCAGTGGCAGAAATTCTACGACCCAGGAAAAAACGACAACGAGCGTTCTCCACTTAATGAAGTTTACGAAGAGTTGATGAGTACAGGTAAGGATTCCGATAAGGAACTTGCTAAGCAGTACAAATCTCGTAAGTTTTACATCGTAAAAGTTATCGACCGTGATAACGAAGCTGATGGACCAAAGTTTTGGAGATTCAAGCACAATTACAAAAATGAGGGTATCCTCGACAAGATTATTCCAATTTGGAGAAACAAAGGTGATATCACTGACGCAGAAACAGGTCGTGACCTTATCATTGAACTTGCTAAGTCAAAGACTCCAAAAGGAAAAGAATACACAACTGTTTCAGCAATCATGTATGATGACCCAGCTCCTGTGTCTCAAGACAAAGACCAAGCTAAAGAGTGGGTTAATGATGAGTTGAGTTGGACAGATGTATATAGTAAAAAACCTGTAGAATACCTTGAAGCAATTGCAAGAGGTGAAACACCAAAGTGGGATAACGAAAAGGGTGGATACGTTTATGGAGACTCAACTGTATCAGAAGAGTCATATGGCGGAACACCAAAGTCTTCTTCAAAGAAGATGGTTGACCCACAAGCAGACGCTGAGGTAGATGGTGATTTACCATTCTAATTAATTAATTTGATGTTCCCGACATCTCTGTCGGGAACATCTTTTATAAGAACAATATGGCAATCAAAAAGAACGATTTTTCAAACTTAAAAAAGAAGTTTTCAACTTCTGCAAAATATAAACCTCAAAGGTTTTTGGACTTAGGTCCTGACTTTTTGGATGCAGTTGGACTTCCAGGTCCCGCAGTTGGACATATCAATATGTTCTTGGGTCACTCTGATACGGGTAAGACCACTGCAGCAATCAAAGCCGCTGTAGACGCACAGAAAAAAGAAATCCTCCCTGTATTCATTATTACAGAACAAAAGTGGAGTTTTGACCATGCCAAGATTATGGGATTCCAATGTGAGGAAGTGGTAGACAAAGAAACAGGAGAACTTGATTGGGATGGATTTTTCCTATTCAACAATAACTTCAGTTATATAGAACAAATTACAGATTACATCAACGAACTCCTTGATGCTCAAGAAAAGGGAGAGTTGAACTATAGTCTTTGTTTCATTTGGGATTCAGTAGGTTCTGTACCTTGTAAGATGACTTTCGAAGGTAAAGGTGGTAAACAACACAATGCTTCAGTACTATCAGACAAGATTGGTATGGGAATCAACCAAAGAATTTCAGGCTCAAGAAAGTCCGACAACGAATACGAAAATACTCTTATCATCATTAACCAACCATGGGTTGAATTACCTGATAATCCTTTTGGACAACCAAAGATAAAAGCTAAAGGTGGTGAATCAGTATGGTTAAACTCATCTCTCGTTTTCTTATTTGGAAATCAAAAAGGTGCGGGTACAACAAAGATTACCGCAACGAAGGACAAACGTTCAGTTAAGTTTGCAGTAAGAAGTAAGGTATCTGTGATGAAGAACCACATCAATGGACTCGGTTTCGATGATGGGAAGATTATTGTTACACCTCATGGATTTTTGGCTGGAAAAGATTCAACAGAAGAGAAAGCTTCTATTGAAAAATATAAGAAAGAATATGCTGATTATTGGAAAGATATAATCGGCGCGGATGGTGATTTTACACTTACAGAAGAAAAAGAAGATTGATTGTTCACCCTTAAATTGAATATGTGACGAAGACATTGTTGGTGGATGGGGATAACCTATTCAAAATTGGATTCCACGGGGTAAAGGAACTCTATAGTGACGGTTCCCACATAGGTGGGGTGTATCACTTCATTAATACACTAAGACGATTTTTAGAGGAACACAATCACGATAAAGTGGTTGTATTTTGGGACGGCGATTCCAACTCCTCAATACGCAAATCAATTTACCCTCAATACAAGGGTAATCGTCGACAAGACATGAATGAGTACAAATACGAATCTTACTTGCAACAAAAGGCAAGAGTAAAGACGTATTTGGAGGAGGTCTTTGTGCGACAGGTTGAAATGGTGAACAACGAAGCCGATGATTTGATTGCTTACTATACACAAGTTGCCATTGACGAACAAATTATAATCTTTTCAGGAGACAAGGACCTCACCCAACTAATATCAGAAAGAGTAACAATCTTTTCACCAGTCAGTAAAACTTATTTCAAGAACGGAGATAACATATCAATTAACAAAGTTGATATACCTCACTATAATGTTACCCTTACCAAAATTTTTACAGGGGACAAATCTGATAATATAGACGGTATTGAAGGTTTGGGCGAAAAAACTTTAGTTAAGTATTTTCCCGAATTGCAACAGAAACCATGTACTATCAAAGAGATATTGGATACTGCACAAAATATCCCGCAGAAAAAACCTATCAAAAGTTTATCTAATATTTTGACTGGACGTACCAAAAGCGGTATACTTGGTGAAGAGTTCTACAGAGTAAATTCTAAAATTGTTGACCTTACAAATCCTCTGATTACAGATGAAGGAAAACAATTGGTAGAACAAATCCACACCGATACAATAGACCCCACCGACAGAGGATATAAAAATTTGATGAGACTTATGATGGAAGATGGTCTTTTCAAATACCTACCTAAAAATGATGAAGCTTGGGTAAACTTCCTCAAGCCATTCATGAAACTAACTAGAAAAGAAAAAAGAAAGTTATGATTGATTTGAGTTTGGCACCACGATTAAAAACACTTTACAAAAGTGCCTATCCATTTCCTTACATAGTGATTGATAATTTCTTACCAGAATATCTTCTAAGAGTTTGTAAGGAAGAAATACATAGACACGATGTGTGGCATCACGACAATGTTGATTTCACAAAAGAGTATCAGCATAAAAAATTCTACTATCCGAACTATAATACAGATATGAAAGAATTTAGAGATAAGTTACCAATAACAAGTTTAGTAATGGACTATCTAAACTCTTTTGAGTTTATAAAATTTTTGGAGGAGCTTACAGGACACCAAAAACTTTATCGAGACCCAGTCTTGATGGGGGGTGGTATTCATAGAATTAAGAAAGGGGGAAAACTATCCGTTCATATTGATTACAATCAACATCCAAACTCAGGAAAAAAAAGAGTTTTAAATGTATTAATTTATCTAAATGAAGGTTGGAGAAAAGAGTGGGAAGGTAATTTAGAGTTTTGGACGGTAAATCCAGCACAAAAATTTATAGAGGTTGAACCAATATTTAACCGAGTGGTAATTTTTGATATTGAAGACGCACCTCACGGACATCCCGTACCACTTAACACACCTGAAAACTTGGACAGATATTCATTGGCATTATATTATTTTGTTGATGAAGAACCAAGAGAAGATGAAAAACACACAGTAATTTTTTACAAAGATAACGAAATTGGTGCAGGAGCACCTCCAAACGATTTATTTCAATAAAACAAAACACAAATTATGAAAGAGCAAGAAAGCACGAAGATGGAGTTTCTATTAACTCTAAACGACAACATTGTTGTTCAAAGATTTTTCAACGTAAGAGGGTATGTTCCCAAAGCTAAAAATTCTTTGGAGTTACATGAATTCGTCAAAGCTTTGAGTGAAGAACTTCACTACTATCTCAAAATGAAAACAGTTGTCTACATGATGGAGAATCAAGAGGCAATAATTCACGACCCAACGATTATGGAAACTTCATTCACTGAAGGTCCTGAAAACTTCAACATTTACATCAAGGTTGGGGACACAGTGTTGAACCACAGACAGTTTGATGGAAAACTTTACCCACCAAAAGTGCGTTACACAGTTGATGTTAGACCATTCTTAAAAGAGGTTTTGAGAGAACTCACAGACATCTTCTCAAGCAAAAAATTAACTTACAAATATTTGGAACTTGACCTCGCTTAACAAATATTTAAAATAATACAGGGGGTAAGAGACGCAATATATGAACAAGAATTTCGATTATTTAGGTAACACTTTTCAAATTCAATTAATCAATCAGATTGTTGTAGACAAGGATTTTTCATCTTCAATCATTGATGTTTTGGAAAGTTCTTACTTCGACAACAAGTATTTCAAAATCATAATTCAGATGATTAAGGAGTACTATGTTAAGTACGAATCTACACCCAACTTCGAAACCTTGGAACAGATTGTTAAATCTGAAGTCTCACAAGAATTGGTTGCAAAAATTGTTTTAGATACTTTAAAACAAATCAAAGAAGCACCTTTTGAAGGAACTCAATTTGTTCAAGAAAAAGCATTGAAATTCTGTAAACAACAAGAGTTACAGAAAGCAATGAACAAGGCTCAAAAGATTATCACAGAAGGAGACTTCGAGTCCTACGACAAAGTTGAAGGTCTTGTGAGAGAAGCCCTACAGGTTGGGGAAATTGAGAAAGGTCAATCAGACGTTTTCACAGATTTGGACACTGTCTTAGAAGAAGATTATAGACATCCAATTCCTATGGGGATTGCGGGTATAGACAAACTACTCAAAGGTGGATTGGCTAAAGGTGAGATTGGGGTGATATTAGCACCTACAGGAGTTGGTAAGACGACTGTACTTACAAAAATTGCAAACACAGCTTTCAATATGGGATACAATGTTCTTCAGATATTTTTTGAAGACAACCCAAAAATTGTACAAAGAAAACACTTCACAATTTGGACAGGAATTGAACCCGACAATTTGGTATTCCATAAAGAAAAAGTTATGGAAAAAATCACTGAGATTAGGGAGACAATGCCAAACAAGTTAGTTCTAAAAAAACTAGCATCTGATACTATGACTATGAATCAAATCAAAAACCAAGTCAGAAAAATGATTGCTGACGGTACAAAAATAGATATGATTCTTTTGGATTACATTGATTGTGTATTACCTGAGTCAAGTGCTAAAGATGAGTGGAAAGCTGAAGGGTCTGTGATGAGAGCTTTTGAAGCGATGTGCCACGAGTTGGACATTGCTGGCTGGACAGCAACTCAAGGAAACAGAAGTTCAATCTCCTCTGAGGTTGTTACAACTGACCAAATGGGTGGTTCAATCAAGAAAGCACAAGTTGGTCACGTAATCATTACCGTTGCTAAGACTCTACAACAAAAAGAGATGAATCTTGCAACAATCGCCATCACAAAATCCCGTCTTGGTAAGGACGGTGTTGTCTTCGAGAACTGTAAGTTCAATAATGAATTATTGGAAATAGACACCGAATCATCGGTAACATTCCTTGGTTTCGAAGAACAACAAGAAGAAAGAAAAAGAGATAGAGTTAAGGAGCTCCTTGAAAAAAGAAAGGAAAGGGAGAAAACCCAAAATCAGACTTAATTAAATATCTACTTTTTCTCAAAAAAACTTATTTTTTTTTAATTATTTTCGTGGTCGCTTAGTTGCCGACCGCATATTTATCATAAAAATCGGTGATTTTTTGATAAAAAAGTTATACCTTAAAAATTTAAAAAATGGACATTTCGAACAGAATTTTATCAGACATTACAGTGTACATGAAGTACGCGAAGTACATGCCTGAACTCAAGAGAAGAGAGACTTGGCAAGAGCTAGTTACAAGAAACATGGAGATGCATATTAAAATGTATCCAAAATTAGAAAAAGAGATTAGAGAGAATTATCAGTACGTTTACAAGAAACAAGTATTACCCTCAATGAGGTCGATGCAGTTCGCTGGTAAACCTATTGAAATCTCACCAAACAGAATTTACAACTGTGCGTTTGCGCCGATTGATGATTGGAGAGTATTTTCAGAAATTATGTTCTTACTTTTAGGTGGAACAGGAGTTGGTTATTCAGTTCAAAAACACCACGTTGATGTTTTACCTGAAATCAGAAAACCAAATAAAGAAAGAGGAAGAAGATGGTTAGTTGCTGACTCGATTGAGGGTTGGGCTGATGCCGTTAAAGTATTAGTTAAGTCTTACTTCTTTGGTGGTTCACACATTCAGTTTGATTTCAGTGATATCAGACCAAAAGGTGCAAGACTTGTAACCTCAGGTGGTAAAGCTCCTGGTCCTCAACCATTGAAAGAGTGTCTTATAAAACTTGAGGGTATTTTAGACTCAAAAGAAGACGGTGAAAAACTATCTCCAATCGAAGTTCACGACATCGTTTGCCATATTGCAGACGCTGTACTTGCAGGTGGTATTAGAAGAGCGGCACTTATTTGTTTGTTCTCAGCAACAGATGAAGATATGATTGGTAGTAAGAGTGGTTCATGGTGGGAAACAAATCCACAAAGAGGTAGAGCTAACAACTCAGCAGTTCTTATGAGACACAAAATCACCAAAGAGTATTTCATGGAGTTGTGGAAAAGAATTGAAGCAAGTGGAGCTGGTGAACCAGGTATTTACCTATCAAACGACAAAGATTGGGGAACTAACCCTTGTTGTGAAATTGCACTTAGACCTTTCCAATTCTGTAACTTAACTGAGGTTAACGTATCAAACGTGGTATCTCAAGAAGATTACGAAGACAGAGTAAGAGCAGCTTCATTTATCGGAACATTACAGGCAGGATATACAGACTTCCATTATCTCAGACCAATTTGGCAGAGAACAACTGAAAAAGATGCTCTTGTTGGAATTTCAATGACGGGTATCGGTTCAGGAGCAGTCTTAGGTCTTAACATGAAATCCGCTTCAAAAGTTGTTAAAGAAGAAAATGAAAGAGTTGCTAACTTAATTGGTATCAATAAAGCGGCAAGAACCACAACTGTAAAACCAGCAGGTACTACCTCTTTAACATTGGGTACATCATCAGGAATCCACGCTTGGCATAACGATTACTACATCAGAAGAGTTAGAGTTGGTAAGAACGAATCAATCTACACCCATCTCAAGGAAAATCACCCTGAGTTAGTAGAAGATGAATACTTTAGACCTCACGACACTGCGGTAATTAGTATTCCACAAAAAGCACCTGAAGGGTCTATTCTAAGAAATGAATCACCAATTCAATTACTTGAAAGAGTAAAGAAGGTTCAACAAGAATGGATTAGACCTGGTCATAGAAGTGGTTCAAATGCTCACAACGTATCTGCAACAATTTCTATTCGTGAACACGAATGGCCAGCTGTAGGTGAGTGGATGTGGGAAAACAAAGAACACTACAATGGTCTATCTTGTCTACCCTACAACGGTGGAACATACGTACAAGCACCTTTCGAGGATTGTACAAAAGAAAAGTATGAGGAATTGATGCTCACTCTTAAAGACGTTGATTTGTCTAAGATTGTTGAGAATAATGACGAGACTGATTTGAGTGGGGAACTTGCATGTGCAGGAGGTGCTTGTGAGATTACATTAGTATAACCTATGGAAAACAACCAAAATAAAAGGGAGAAGGTATATTGTTGTGGTAATGGTTGTAGACATTGTCCATACGAACCTAAAGCTCAGAAGGGAAATACTACAATAAAAAAATAATCAAAGTATATTTATCACTATATGGCAGATGGTATTACATATGGTATAAATTTTCCTTTTAGAGATTCTAGAAAAGGGGATTACTTAGCACTGACTGAATTTGAGACACAGCAAATTAAAGCTGACTTGATTCATTTAATTTTGACGAGAAAAGGTTCAAGATATTATTTACCTGAATTTGGAACGAGAATCTATGAATTTATTTTTGAGCCCTATGATGGACTAACGTTTGATGCAATTCAATCAGATATAAGAGATGCTGTTGCACAATTTATGCCACAATTACTTTTGAATCAAATAACTATCGAACCCGCAAACATAGATGATGAAGTACCCCCTACAACAAGTAGAACTGTGGCAGACCCTAGAATGTACGACATATATAGAGTGCCAGGAAAAGGGACTTCAGAATATACTGCCAAGGTGAGAATAGATTATTCAACAGAACGAAATGCCTTTGGACAAAGTGATTTTGTTATTATCAATATTTAACATAGATGGCAAATAGAAAAATATCATACGCAACAAGAGATTATCAGGCAATAAGAACTGAGTTACTCAATTATGTAAGAACATATTATCCTGAACTCATTCAAGATTTCAACGACGCGTCTGTCTTTTCTGTTTTTTTGGATTTGAATGCCGCTGTTGCAGACAACCTGAATTACAATATTGATAGAAGTATTCAAGAAACAGTCCTTCAGTATGCACAACAAAGGTCATCAGTATATAACATTGCAAGAACTTATGGTTTAAAAGTACCAGGGCAAAGACCATCCGTGGCTTTAGTAGACTTTTCGATTACAGTTCCAGCTTTTGGTGATAAAGAAGATGAGAGATACCTTGGAGTCTTAACAAGAGGTTCCCAAGTTGTCGGGGCTGGTATAGTTTTCGAAAACATTCATGATATTGATTTCGCATCACCGTACAACTCACAGGGATTCCCTAACAGATTAAAAATTCCAAACTTCAATGCAAATAACGTTCTTATAAATTACACAATAACTAAAAGAGAATTAGTTGTTAATGGTATAACTAAGGTATTCAAAAGAGTTATAACACCAAATGATGTTAAACCATTCTTTGAATTATTTTTACCTGAGAAGAATGTTCTTGGTATTACAAGTGTTTTATTGAAAAATGGAACAGAATATACAAATGTTCCGTCAGTTGCAGAATTTTTAGGGGCTCAAAATAGATGGTATGAGGTTGATACATTAGCGGAAGATAGAATTTTTGTAGAAGACCCAACTAAAGTTTCCGACCAACCTGGTATTAAAGTAGGTAGATATATACAAACAGCAAATCGTTTTATAAGTGAATTTACCGCAGAAGGATTCAAAAAAATGACCTTTGGTGGAGGAACAAATACTGCACAGGATGCTCTTAACGAGTTTACAACACTTGGAGTTACTGCAGATATACAGAGATATTCTAATAATATATCATTAGGTTCAACATTAGTACCAAATTCAACATTATTTATTCAATATAGAGTCGGTGGTGGTTTGGCTACAAACTTGGGAACAAATGTAATTAATCAAATTGGTACCGTTTCATTTTACGTTAATGGACCTTCTGAATCAACAAACTCATCAGTTGTTAACTCATTGAGATGTACCAATGTAACAGCCGCAATTGGTGGAGCGGGTGTCCCTTCAGTTGAAGAGGTTAGAAACTACGTCGCCTACAACTTCGCAGCACAGAAAAGAGCAGTTACTATAAGGGATTATGAATCTTTAATTAGAACAATGCCATCTGAATATGGTGCACCAGCCAAGGTTTCAATTACAGAAAACGACAACAAAATATTAATTCAACTTTTATCTTACGATACCTCAGGTAAATTAACTAACATGGTATCTAATACTATTAGACAGAATGTTGCAACTTATTTATCAAACTACAGAATGATGAATGATTATATATCTATCCTTTCTGCGGAAGTAATAGATTTAAGTTTTGAAGTTAGTATTGTTCTAGATTCGGCACAAAACTCAGGACAAGTAATTTCTGCAGTTGTTGATAGACTTGCAACCTATATGGACCCACAAGGAAGAGAATTAGGTCAGAATGTTAATCTTTCTGAAATTAGTAGCATTATTCAAAACGAGAACGGGGTGTTATCTGTTACGGAAATTAAAGTATTCAATAAAGTAGGTGGACAATACTCATCAGCGGAAACTTCGATGCTTTATGAAGACCCTGAAACAAAACAAATTCAACCTGTTGATAACACAATATTCGCACAACCATCCCAAGTTTATCAAATTAGATATCCTGCAAAGGACATCAAGGTATCTGTTAAGAATTTTCAGTCTACTACTTTTTCTTAATTAGTTTATTTAAAGTCAGTTTGACTTATTTTTAAGATGTGTAATTATGTCCTTGGAAAATTACACTTAAACTATTTATTGCTTAAAGAATTTGATGGGTCAATCCTACAGAATTAGAACGGAGTTAGGAGTTAACAAAACACTAAACCTACAGTTGGACCAAGATTTTGAGTTTTTAGAAATCTTGTCTTTGACTATACAACAAACAGATATCTACACAAGAGCTTGTGCAGACTATGGTGTTATTGTTGGTAGGGTGACTGCAAACAACGGACTTGGGTTACCAAACGCTAGAGTATCTGTTTTCATACCAATTCAACAGGTTGATGAATCTAATCCTGTAATCTCAAGTATATACCCCTACAAATCACCAACGGACAAAAACGAAGATGGTTATAGATATAATCTTTTACCATACGAAGCCTCATACACAGGACACGCAGCCTCGGGAACATTACCCACACGAGTAGACGCCCTTACAGGCTCCACCGCAGTTGAAATCTACGACAAGTATTACAAATTTACATCAAAGACTAATGATAGTGGTGACTATATGATTATGGGTGTTCCTGTTGGAACCCAACAATTAGTCATGGATGTGGACCTATCCGACATAGGTGAATTTTCTTTGACCCCTCAAGATTTAATAAGAGTTGGTAGAGCAACAGAAGGACAGGTTGCAGGTAACAGGTTTAGAACATCTACAGATTTAAACTCTTTACCTCAAATTATAAATCTAACAAAAAGTGTTGAAGTGGCTCCTTTATGGGGTGACCCTGATGTTTGCCAAATTGCAATTAATCGTGTTGATTTTGATTTGAGAGANAAACTCTTTACCTCAAATTATAAATCTAACAAAAAGTGTTGAAGTGGCTCCTTTATGGGGTGACCCTGATGTTTGCCAAATTGCAATTAATCGTGTTGATTTTGATTTGAGAGATGATGCTAACATAGATATTCAACCAACAGCAGTCTTCATGGGCTCATTGACTTCCACACCCGACCAAATGAGGGTGAGAAGAAATGCTAAGCCGAAAGATAATATGGGAAATCTTTGCCAGTTAACAACAGGACCTGGTCAAATATTGGCACTCAGACAAACAATACAACAAGATGAGGATGGTAATCCAATTTTGGAACAATATGAATTAGAACAATCAGGAAATATAATTGATGGTAATGGGGTGTGGTTAACAGAATTACCTATGAACTTGGATTATATTGTTACAAATGAGTTTGGAGAAAGAGTTATTTCAAACGACCCAACAATTGGTATTCCAACAAAGGGTAAGTATAGGTTCAAAGTAAAATGGCAACAACCACCGACACTTACAGAACAAACAAGGAGACCATACTACCTGATTCCGAACATTAAAGAGTATGGATGGAACAGCCTATCGCAAGACCCTAATATCTCAACAAATACAGCACAATCACAAAAAGATAAACTCAATAGTACGTATTATTTCGGTTTGGATTGGTCAGGTTATACTCAAGGATTTACAGGTCAAGAGCAAATAGACAGACTTACTGAGGTTATAAACTGCGAAGATACATTCTATGAATTCATTTTTAATAAAGTTTATACAGTATCAAGTTTCATCGATGAGTTTAAGAACGGTGCCAAAGGAAGATTTATTGGTATTAAAGAGATTGATAGTCAGGATTGTGAAAGCACTGTGAACAAATTCCCAGTCAATGAGGGTTTCAGAAACTTTGACCTTCTATACTTTTTATTTGCGATAATAATTCAAGTTTTACAATTAGTAGGGATACCCTTACTAATTATATTCCATTTTCTTGCGTTCTTGTGGAATAATTTTGCAGTACCTTTCTTAGCATTTATAACCGCATTTTTCTTTAGAGAAGCGATACAGAACTTTATTGCCGCTGGTTTATCATTTCCTGCTTTGGGTTTAGTTGCACCATTTATAGTCAAAGGGGTGATAAATTTAGGAATAGCAATATTGATTATAATTAATTTCCGAAAAATTACAAGGTATAGATTTGGTAAATTCAAAATACCAATGATTCAATATCCTGATTGCCAAGCATGTGATTGTGATGACGAAAAAACTAGAGAAGGTGGTGATGTTAACGCAACCAGTCTTCTAACACAACTTACAAATCCTGGTTTATATTACGATAGATTATTACCAATAGTTAGTAGAAATACTTACACAAACGTTGATAATGACGAGGATACCAACCTCCCAACTGAAACTGATAGTGGAGTACTGACTTTAGTGTTCACACAAGCACTAGCGGGTAGAGCGGACGAAAAAAATGATATAAAGATTTACAAAGCACCTGAATCTCAAGTTTTGAGGCTTCCTGATAGCGGTGCGTCACCAAGACAAGTTTTTGCTTTTAGCCAACAGATAACATATGGAGATAGGGTCAATCTATTCAACGCAAGAAAAAAATATTTTGACGGTGTTAATAGAATCTCTGTTTCATTCAACCATTTAGATAATATTGGAAAGAGTCACTACGACAACACAATTACTGTTCTTACCAATACAAAATTAGCGTCAGGTTCTCTGTATACTACAATTGACCCGTTTACTTCAGGTGATGTTAACTTTACCTATACGGCATCTACAGGCACAGAATTTATAACAGGGATTAGTGGTTTTTCTAAAGGAATTGGTGCACGTTCAGTAACAGTAAATTATTGTAGTATAAGTAATCAGACACAATCTCAGTCATTACAATATTTCTTGAATACTGGCACAACAGAGGACAACTATAAGTTTCCAATGGACGTTGAGTATTTTCAAGTTGTAACGGCACTTACAATTTCAGAAGCGGCACAACTTTGGAACACAAGTAACTCATCAACCTTTGCTGGTATCATGAGTTCCTGTACACAAAGTTATTATAATGTAAGGAAAAACTTTCCAGGTAGTTGGGGACAAGAAGACCCCGCACCAAATTTCTGTTTAAGTCAAACGTTCGAGGATTTTCAAAATCAATATATTACTATTTTCCAAAGAGGTGTCGACCCATATTCTCCGAAATACAATAACAAATATGGTATTGGAAAAATATTAGGATTGGCTAACGAAAACGATTTGGTAATCACAGCGTCCACAAGACTAAACGTACCAATTCAACCAATCTCTTCAGGTCTATCGGTTCAAAATCATAGATTGGTGAGTGATATATTTTACCCATCTTATTTTTGGGAAGCAGGTAACGGGTTTTCCTCGTTTACAACTTCTAAGGTTGGTTACTATAGTGCGTTCGATGCCAACTATACTTCAGCACCAATCAACAGACCTAATTTTGATGGACTTAGAGGGTCAACATCCGTGAGTTATAACGACAGTTATCGTAGCTTTATTTCTCCCGCATATTATGATGCATCTGAGGACCTCTCAGGTGTTGGATATCTATATACAGATACAGGTAAAGGTAAGAAGCCTAAACAAGTAAACATGTGGGTTTACAGCCCAAGTCTCGTTGGTTCTTTCACAGCAAGTCCATTGAGTATAAGTTCGAAGGTGAACAACGTTATGAGAACAGACAGACTTCCGACCTCAGACTTTTTGGATGGTAGTGGTTGGAATTACAATCAGAATGCCGCTGTTCTACAAAAAAACTTAGGATTCCAACTTTATTTACTCAATACTGATACTGAAGATTTTACATCGGAAAGATATGATACAGGTGCAGATATGGTATCACCTGATATTGATGGACAACTTTATGAAACTGAAGTTCTAACAAGTTTGAATACTTGTTCCAACATGGTTGGATTGGGTTGTTATTCAGGGTTTGGTTCTACATTTGGAATCAATGTTACTTGTAAAGAAACTGACCCAGTTGAGAACGGATGTTATGTTATGATGGTAAGACCTCTGCTTGACTTAGGAAAAGATTTGAAAACATGGTCAGAGTGGGGATTCAGATTTAGATTCTTCTATGGATTGTGTAGAGGTGTTTTAGCACAAACTTTCACGAATAACTGGATTAATGGAACACTTTTTGCTTTCCCAATTCAGGTTGATACATTTTATGATAGACAGAACAAACCTAAACCACCAATATTTGCTAAAGAGTTGGTTTATTTTGATTCGAAAACAAACAATTTCTATTATAGAAGTTCTCCTTGGCAAGGGGATGTTACATCAGGTAATTTTATCGGTAGACCATTAACGGGGCAACCAAGACCGTTATCACCAAATGTTCCTTCTGTGTTGAGAGAACCTGTTAATAAAAGAAACTTACTATTCCCAACCACAATTATCAATTTAGGTTACAAGGATTCTTTTTATCAAGAAATAATTTTTGACCCGTCAGCGAGAGCCTACATTATGAAGTCTCTAAACCCAACATCATATTCGGATACTTCGGATTTGGTGAATTTGTTTGTTATATCAAGAATCACTGACGAGACATTTTTGAAAAGGTTATTTGCTGGATTCAATCCTAATAATAACCTAAACCAACTATTCTCTAGGCCACAAAAAAGAATAGATGGTGATTTGGCACAAGCCATGTCTATTAATTCAGAGTATGGTGTAATACCTTTTTCACCTGAATACTATGCGATTACAGGACAAGTCGGTCAACCAGTCGTTGTTGCGGGACCAGCAAGTAATCCTGCGATAGGTGTTTTCTTTTCATCAACAACTGAGGACTTACAGAATAAAGACTTTGTCTCACCAGGTATAATTGATTTTAGACCTACAAACAATATTAATGCAATCACTTATCCTTTCGAATTGAAATCTCAGAAAGTTCCATTCTATCAGTGGGGTTTAGAGGGTTCAACAGGTGGAATATTTGGTTCTGAGAAAAACAATTGGAAAACAAATATAGGAGACGGAATTACATCATACAGATATCAAGCTTTGAGTAGAAGATTCACAGCAACACCTGCATATTTCAATAGTGGATATAACAACGTTGGAGACATATATCAAAGAGGTTACATATTTGCTGTGGACCAAAATCAGAATTATGCAACATATCAAGCACAAGCTGGAACATTTTCAACTATGTTCATGGTAGGTGCCCCATATCAATTCTATTTTGGGGTTATAAAAGGAGAGACCGCACTCGATAAATTCAAAACAAAGTATTCAATAGATGAATAACTACACAATAGTACCAAGTAATCTTAGATACAAGAGTGCACCGTTTGTTGACGAGGAAATTTCAATATCATTAAATTCCAAACAACAAGAGATTACTGAATATGATAGAAGTCAGACTCTTTCTTTGGCACAAGTTTATGATGATGAGAGACAATCCTGTACTGTCTTTAGACCGACTTTCAAAATTAGTTATTTATACGCCAATACATATACTGGTACAACAACCTATATTCCATTCAGAAATAACTTGTACTTAATGGATAATGAAAATTCTGTAGTATCAGGTATTTGGAAAGGTTATCCTCAGTATTACGAGTTTGATTTTTATAGACCTGACGTACAAGACCAACATTTTTCATATAAAGCAAAGAGTGCTTTAACATATAATTGGATGTATTATCTAACATATGATTATGAAAACCAATATAATAAACAAATGACCTATTATTCCAATAACACTCCCATAAATTGGGTTGCGGGTGATGGAATTCCATTTGAAATTTTAAATTTACAAGAAAGAGGAGATAGTGTTATTAGTTTTAATTGTATTGCTCCTCATGGATTGGTACCAAACGAATACGTTGAACTTTCAATAAGTTATAAAAATAATAGAATTTTCCAAGTTCTTTCTTTAGGTAATGGATTGGTTAACAGTGAGCCATTTATTTTTAATGTACTTAATGTTGGATATACTGGTAATACATTTAATAATGGCACAAGGGGCACTTTCAAAAGAGTCATTAACCCTGATAATTTGAACGAGACAAGGTCAAAGTACTATGTAAAAAAACTTAAAGTTTTAACTAATCTTGAAGACATTATTGTTACCAAAGCTGGTTTCGAAAAGAACGTATTCAACGAAGAAAAAAAATATCAATTCAGTTCCCTTACACCAAACAATTTATCTAGAGTAACTCAGAAAACAAGTAGTAATGCTTATACATTTACTGTTGCATATGATTTGGATTTTGCTGGTGTAAGAGACAACCAAAACAGACCTCTTAGTCAAATCAATCTTTCAATTATCAATAAAGGATATTCAGGATATTTTAATCAGCCAAACAATGGTATAGGATTGAAACAAGGTTGGGAGTTTAATTTATCAAAAACGGTAAATCCTTGGTGGGATTTGAATAACACTAATTCAAATACTAGTGTTCAAACCTCTGCTTATACTCTCACAAGTGGTTCTACAAAAACATTTTATTATAATGCTAATTTAAAACCAGGAGATATAATTGATGGAGATTTTTGTGAATGGAATGATTATACTCAAGTGGAAAGAGTTGTTTCCCCTTATTATCACAAGATAAAGTTCAACCAAAATGTTTTCCAAACAACAAACACAACAGATACAAATTCACCAGGATATTATTACAAACCACATATTTCAATGACCTTAAGAGTCTTCTCGGATTATGTTGAAACAGGTGATGTTGGAACTGTTGACGGAGTTCCGAGTTGGGCGTTTTATTCAACACAAGACCAAGAATTTAGATGGAGAGACTTGTACACTTATGGTTTCATTGATGAACAAGATAGAGGGGTTGACTATCCATTTTTTAACACTGCCCAATACCCATTTACAGATGCGGTATTTAGATTAATACCTGAAGGTGTTAATTATAACGAAGCTCTTCAAGGAGTTACTGATATAACAATTAAACCGTTGATTGATGGATGTGAATAAATTTCAAATATTACGTCAGGGTGGTGTTAGTAAACAAATTAACATACCAATTGAGTTAACTTGGGATTATCTCGGGTTAGATGATGCGATTGACGAATATGAAACCAAAATTATTGAAGAAGTAATTGGTAAAGGAAGAGACTTTGAAGTTTCAAGATTTAGTCACGCCCCACATAATAGTCCGTCAATTTATATCAATACAACAACGGGTCAAATAGGAAATGGTAATAACCAATCAATACCTGGCCAATCAGAATCGACATTTATAAATTATGAATTTTATTTTTATTCAGGAGGTTCAATAAATGATTTAAATAACTGGCAGATAAATTATTTAGGGGAGGGTTTTTCACCACAGGACTTATATTATTATTCCAACGCTTTTACAAATTCTTTTTTCAAATTGGATTTGTATGATACCCCTGATGAGAAAAGACAAACAAATTATGTAACAATCATTATACCAACACAACAAGGTTTAATGATGAATACTCAAATGCAAAGAGATGTTGTGTCTGTAAGAAAACCTGAATTTGTTTTGGATTTTAATGGAGATAAAGAAGGATTTTTTATCTATTGGTTAAAGAAAAGAAATTTTCTGAACATATCTACGTTTTATATGTCCGCTAAGTTCTATAATGCACGAACAGGACAATTTACAAAGATGATGACGGGTAGAGGATGGGACCCATCAAGCTCAACTCCACCTTGCCAACAGCAGTGGCCGAGTTATTTGAACATAGATAAGACGTTGGGTCCACAAGCGTGTATGTCTGCAGGAGAAAGAACAACTTTCGACAATACACAATACTTTTATTATACCGTTCAATTGGACTATCCAACACAAACCTACCAAATATATAACACTTTTGGACAGAGGTTAGGGACAAACATACCCATAAAATGGTTTGAATATATTAATCCATGAGTCAAGATTATTACAAATATATTATCTCACCTGAGAATGTAAGAGGTGATTTGGCTACTGTGAACTATCAAGGAACACAGGTAGGTGTTTACTCAGCAATGACTCGTGTGGTTAGTTCAGGTCCTGGTGGTTCATCTTTGTTGAAACAAGTTTCGATACCAGTACTTTTAAGACAAAGCGCTGTTGATGCGGGATATTATTCGCCCTTCGATGGTGCGGTACAACAAAAAGATGTTGTAACAAGTTTTCTTTTTTCAGCTACGACAGGAAGTCCTATGACTTATTATGTTTACAACACCTCTGAACAATTTGCAAACTATTTGGCTCTATCATCATACAGAGTAGATTGGGGGGATAATTCGCCTAAACAAACAATTACAACTTACGCACCCAATTCAATATCACACACATATCCAACACCACCAATCAATCAAACCAAAACTTATAAAATAACGTTGGAGCAGATAAATCCTTGGGGAGTGAACACTGTAACAAAAACAGTTACAGTACCGTATAAAAATATTTCTCCAGCCAACCCTCAGGGAGAATGTTTCTTTGCACCTTCATTTGGTAAATGGATTGGAACACCAGTTTCCTACGACTATATTTTTTCGGGTGATGCAGTTAACGAAGTGTCTGCCCAAGTATCATCAGATTATATAACAGTGCCTTTTACAATTACAGGATTAACACCTTCAAGGATAACCGAATTGAAACCTTATGGTACTTTAACAACCGCTCAAAGAATTAATTTACCAATTATTAATAATGGTGTTTTGTGGGGGTCAATCACTAACATAGGAAATGGATTCACCGCTTATACAATCCAAGGAACAAGTTACGTTGATTATTCAGATGGTGTTACAATTTTTTATCAACAATCATCAGGACTAACGTCACAAAACTTAACTGCCGAACCAATAACAAAAAACGAAACCTTACTTAAAGTAATGGACCAGCCAAAAATTTTAACAAACGTATTCGTTGAGAGAGGTAAAAACAGTGCTTATGAAAGGGTACAAAGACTTGGTGAGGTTGATAATTTGGGAGACATGATAAACTATGGTTACGGATTTTTCAATGTCGTAGAAAAAGGCTCATAAACTATTTATAGAAAATTAAACTTATATGGCAATAGGTTCATATGGAACAATAAGACCGAGTGATGTTTCTCCTGCAGATGTAGAAATTATCATGAACTACACTCCTACAAGAGACGCCACTGATTCTTTTGTATTAACTAAACTTGACGCTCAAAGTCTTTTGAGACCATACTTTGAAAACACAGAAACAGGTGGGAACGCTGGTGTTGAGGTGATTGGGGGGTTATACAATTTAACTCTACCAGCAAATCAATTTAACGCATTGGGTATATACACACTTTACTTAAGACCTGCACAAATCAGAACTGTAATTACGGATTGTGGTGTTTTAAGTGCATTGCCTAACGTAAAAGGTCTGGTTATAGACTTGGCTAATGTTGACCCACAGTTTCAAAATAAATTTGTACCTCAAGGATTAGTTGGATTCAGAATTGAATACTTGAATCCTGATGGTTCAAAAATACCAAATTTCTTTAGGGTAGTAACCTCATGTTTCTTCTGTGAACCAGTTGTTACTAACGAAGTTAACACGACTCAAAAGGCTATTAGATATAGATATGTTGAGGGAGATTCCAATTTGTTGTTCTTAACAGTATCACCTTCTTCATCACCAACTAATAAACCAAATGCCACACCATACATCGGTCAACCTGACCAAGATATTCTTATATCAAACACATTTTTCAATCCTGTAACCTTAGAGATTGAAATGGTTGAGTACGACATATCTACTCTGGCTATTGCACTTTACGGTAATCAGACTAAATCAATTGACGATGGTATCTACACTATCTACGACAGTCAGAATAACATCTTCAGACAATACAACTTGTATGAGGTTAGAGACCAATTTAATGCTCTGTTGTACGAGGTTAGACAAAATAGAGGTGATAACATCGATTTCAGTAAAAACTTCACTTCAATTACTAGCTAATGGCAACAACAATAAGAAAGACCAAATTCTTTTATCCGCCGAGACCAGGTAGTGGTGCGGCGACCTTCTCTGATAACATTGTAGGTTTACAAACAGTGGAGGGTGGAGGTCTTACGCAAGGTAACTTCGAGTTTACTACAGCGGTTGTTGAAAAAGTTAATAGAAGATTTAATGTAGGTGCATTCTCTGAACCAATTGATTTAAGTCAGTTGGATATAGACAATGTATTTGAGAGTAGAAGAATAATGGCAACTCAATTTAGGGTCTATCCTAACTTTGACGTGTCTCAAGTAATGAACTTTTCTTTGTATGGTTCTTTATCTAAAAGATTTCAAGTTTCTATTGGACATATAATAAATTTATTCCCCGCTTCATTGGATATTCAGTTCTTAAACCAAGAATATTTCACAGGATTTACGGCAGAAAATATTGTTTATGACCCGATTTATGACGAAACAAGTTTTGAGGTTAACGTTGATAGAATTAAAAATCCTTTCGACATTGATTATTCTGTAAGTGCGGCAACTAACTTGAATTTAAGAGAAATTACAGTTTCACCTTATAGAAACTTGTATAATACATATTTGGACTACTGTGTAGCAATCAATGATGATATATTCAAAGTAGTTTCTTTTACACCATCACCAACACTATCTTCAGGTGCTATTAAATTTACAGTTTCAGGGGCTCCTTTTGGTCAGACAGCTACAACTATTATAGAGGAGTACCAAATAAGACCAAACGATTTTATAGTTGATAAAATATTTGCTGAGTCGTTAGATGAAGTTGAAAAATTCTTGGTTAATAGATTGGTACAACCTGAATACACTTCTGTTTTTCAGGTACCGAGACAAAATGCCGATGGACAATATTATACAGACAACCAATCGGTTACTTGGCCAAAGGATGGACCATGGAATTTAGATATACGTTCTTTTCTTTTTGAGGATTATTTGACTCAACTTGGAGCAATCGCTGAAGATTTAGACTCCTACAAAACTAATTTAATCTCAAGATTTCTTATATCGGCATCACTCAAAGAATTCGATACTTTGGACAGGAAAGTTGAAAAGATATTCCAAATATACGGTAGAAGTTTCGATGAAGTAAAACAATTTATAGACGCTTTAGCGTTTATGAACTCCGTTAACTATAATGTAGGTAATGATATACCGTCTCAATTGTTGGTAAACTTAGCACAGACATTAGGATGGACTGCAAACTTTTCACCAATTACAGACATGGACTTTTTGGATTCAGTTTTCGGTAACACCCAAACACCTACCTATCCTGGTTACGCAAGAGCCCTTACTCCTACAGAGTTGAATTATGCTTTTTATAGAAACTTAATTCTCAACTCAGCATATCTTTTCAAATCTAAAGGAACAAGAAGGTCAGTTGAATTTATGATGAGATTAATTGGCGCTCCAGATTCGTTGGTAGAGTTCAATGAACACATATATCTCGCTGACCAAAAAATTAATATTGACCAATTTGAAGCCCAATATGCTCAGATTTCGGGAGGTACTTATGTTCAGAGGACACCAGCATACTTACCAAACTCAACATTTAAAATAAAAGGTAAATTATTCAGTGCGTTTACCACTGAAGATACGTATGAGGATGTTCAAATTGAACTTGATGATTACCCAATAGATGAAGAGGGTTATCCTAAAGCTCCAAGAAACACAGAGGACTACTTTTTCCAATTAGGTGCTGGTTGGTATGAGACAACGCCATCACATAGAAGTCCTGATGAGGTTCAAATTACGGGAGAAGTTTATACAGGTCAGAACTTCGACATTCAAACACAACTACAACCTTTTACTTACGGTCAACAGTACCTTAATAGGTTCAGAAAATTCCCTTATATGACTGAGGGATTCAAACTAAAGAAAGTAGTAGACAACAATAAGTCGTGGTTAGAGGAAGACGATAAGATAAGGGTATCTACAGACGCAAACTTCAACGCATATTATTATGCGGATAATGAAAAACTTGTATTGAATGTTAAGAATATAGATTTGTTTTTAAATCCAGCCCAAGGACTTGTGTATGACGTGTGGGATTCATCTGTAAGATATGATTATCCGATACCTGAATCAGGATTTACCGTGGGATATCCTGTCCCTGGCGGAGTAGATTCCACATTTATAAATCCCGAACCTAAAAAGAAAACATTTTTTGAGTTTTATCAAACTTTTTGGGAGAATATGATTAATGTGAGGAATAGACAATACATTACCGATGGTAAGACAGGAGGATATCCAACATTACAGTCAATTTGGTGGAAGTATATTGAATCAGAACAAACAGTTGGTATACCAAATAACAAATATACATACCAAAAACTGATTGATTATATAAATGGGATGGGTCCATATTGGATGAAGTTGGTTGAACAGATGATTCCTGCAACAACAATATGGAATACAGGTACAAAATTAGAAAACTCAGTGCTTCAAAAACAAAAATTTGTTTATAGAAGACAAAGAGGATGCCAATTCATACCAGTACCAGTTGACCCTTGTTTTATAATCACAAATATATTTGATTACACGTGCCAAACTGAGTACGTTGACTTTAATATCTATGCTTGGCTCAACGGAGACACATCAGTTTCAAACTTTCAATCTATTCTTGCTAACAGGATAAATGTAATGTTATCTCAACAAGGATTAACCCTGAACGATTGTATACAAAGTTCAGTACAAACAGTTTGGTATGTAGATTTGATGATAGGAAATACACAAATTATAAAAAAACCATTCTATACTGGTTATGGATTGACTGACGTACCAACCAATTCTAATTGGAGAAATGCTTTGATTCAAAATTTACCTTCGTTGTATCCTTTTGGGTTTACATATTTCCTAAATGGGAATAATTTGACTATTACAAACATGACCTGTACTCCAACAAACTTAAATAAATCAGTAAAACTAAATGTCTGTATGGACATTGGAATAAATTGTTAATAGAAGATGGCATTATTTGATTATAATTTATCGGTTAGTGGTGATTGCCAAGGAACGGGGATAGGTGCCTACCAAATTTCATTTTCAGGTGCAGTTCCTCCATATACAATACAATTTATTAGTCCTTCTTACCCAAGTGTAAACGTCGGTGAAAATGTACCCTACACAAAAACAGGATTATTTTCACAAGTAATTGAATTAACTGTTAATGATAGTACCCTTCCAACCAACCAAAGTTTCAATATTAATATACCAATATCAAGCGGACTTTGTTGTAGTGTTGTTGCGGTGGATAATACTACATGTGGCTTAAATAATGGTTCAGTCACTGGGACATCAACCACAGTCTACTCATCCGCAGATTACTTTGTTTATTCAGGTGACGGAACATTTATAAATTCTGCGTCAACAGACCAATCAACTGTAATATTCACAAATTTAACCGCAGGAACTTACTATCTTACGGTTGAAGATTTAGGTGGGTGTTCAGGTTCTAGCCAAACATTCATAGTAGAACAATCTACAGTAACAAACTATGGTTTGTATTCGGTTCCTAACTCAAGTTG